AGTGTCGTACCCGTAGACATTTGGAAATTACCGACAGCGCCCTTGCGATTGAGGTCATCAAGGTTTCTTGAAACTTTTTTGATGCTTTCCGCCGCTTTGAGCGCGCCGTCTGAAATACCCTTAGCCCAACCCATACCTGGTATCTTCGAGAACACTTTGAGTAATTGACCAATGCCTTCAATAAGCATCGCCACGCCGTACAAAACGCCTTGCATGCCTTTGATAACTATGCTTCTGAAAGTCTCACTTTTTTTCCAAGCCGCTACAAAAGCCGCTCCAAGAAGCATCAGCGCGGTAACAATAACGCCGATTGGATTTGCTCTCATCGCCGCGTTCAATGCTTGCCAAGCCACTTTTAGATTGAAAGTCAAAATTGTTTGAAGTTTGATACCGTTGTTCATCGCAGTTTGAACCGCTAAATACGCTGTTTTGANTGTTTTAGTTGTAGTCAAAATTACTTTATACGCAGTGAACGCTCCAACTAAACCTAAAACAAGCGCTGAGTATATTTTTATGGCGGTGGCATTTTCTTTGAAAAACTTACCAATAGCAGTGAGCACTGGAACCAAAATGTTCAACAAAGTCAGCAACGCTCTAAACGCAGGCATCAACGCTTCACCCAACGCTACTTTTGCGTCATCAAATTTAGCCTTCAATGTTTTCATCGTGTTCGCTGTGCCGTCTGCTGTTCGGGCGTAATCTCCCTGAGCCAGCGCCGTGTCGCGCATGATAATTGCGTAGGCGGCTTGTGCTTTAGCGGCTGGAGTCAAAGCATCTTTAGTAGATTTGATAAGCCCCATGCTGAAGGCTTCTGTCTTGAGGCGCGTGTCTTGGAGAGCAACACCAAATCGCTTCAGCGGTTCTGTTTCTCCCGATAGACCTGAACGCAACGCTGTAATCGCATCGTCAATGCTGGTGTTATTGAATGACGCCATATCGCTTGCGAGTTGAACAAGCGAGGTAGACATTTGTTGCGCTTGACCTTGACCAAGACCAAACGCCTGAAAAAGATTTCCGTATGTTCCTGCGGCTTCAAGCGCGGCTTGATTGCTGATACCTAGATTCTCTGCGGCGCTTTCACCAAACTTCAAGACCTCGCTTGCGCCTTGACCAAAAACAACATTGACCTTTGAGACTGACTCAGCCATGCTGGAAGCCGCCATGACTGTATCTTTAGCAAACTGAACAATCTGAGTTCCCGCAAAAGCCGCTCCCATAGTTGCCGCAACACCTTTGAGTGAGCCAATCATCGACTTCATGCCTGTATCGGCTTTTTGGACGCTACTATCTACGCCCTTGATTGCTGATTCGGCTTGGGCTAATCCTGTTTTGAGTTGAGATACATCGGCTTGGAGTTTGACGAGCAGGTTCATTGCGTCTGTCATGACTTACCCAACTCTCTCTTCACTGCGCCGACAAAAATCCTGTTGAGTGAGCCGTCTCGTATCAATTTCAACGCGGCAGGCTCAAGGTAAGGGTATTTTACTCCTGATTTCCAGCGTGGAGAGCCTAATTCAACAGCGCGAGCATATTCGACAGTTGGTCCAACTTTAGCAACAGCGACATACGAACCAAATCCTCTTTGAACATCTGTTCGGATTGAACGCCGCAAAGCACCCGTGACCACATTTGGACCTGGTCCTGTTCCTGGAATGTGTCCTTGATTGCGGGGGTGAGTTCCCGTGTTGGCGTTGATTTGCGCTTGGCGTTGGATTGCTAAACCCGCTTGAGCGATACCTGTCTGCGCGCCGCGTATCAGCGCATCTTCAGTCGCATCTAACTGCGACAAAAACTCTTTGAGGTTCTTGACGACAATGTAACCGCCGCTCATTCCGCCCTCATTCCGTCAGCCTTCACCTGCTCTATTGTGCCAGCAATCGCAAGCAACCAATCGGATAAATAAGCAGGCAAGTCATCGACTTGGTCAGGCGTCCAGCCAAAGCGTTCAGCCATTTGATAATAAACCCATTCATCATCGGGGTAGTCATAGCCGTCTAAGCGGTGATTACCCTCAAGCAACCATTTCAGCCTTTGGAGTTTGCGGTAATCGCTTTTGGGTCTGTCTCGTTTTCAGGCGTATCGGCAAGCGTTGGGAATAATACTTTTTGCGCTTCCTTGGTCTGCTCTACGAGGTAGTCGTAATCCTTCATTTCCAATTCATCAAGCGATTCGAGTTGGACTGCTGGNATTGGTAATTCAAATGACCATTCTTCAACNAGCATAGCCAACAGAGCNTCTCCNAGTGCGAGCGCCTTTGCTAGGTCGCCGCCTTTTGCCTCGTCAGCNGTNGTCATAACACGCTTGCGGTCTTTGACGCGTAGTGAGGCAGGGTCTTTCAATTTAGCGGTTGCGCCTGAAGGTAGTTTGATTTCTTTAGACATGTTCTTGTCCTCCCAAATTGTTGTTCCTTCCGTTTATCCTAACATACAAGGAACAGAGGGGTGGGAGCACTGGGGAAGGAGCCAGCGCTCAACCAACGCCCTCTGTTCTGAGATTGTTTGTTACGCGTATGTGCCTGATGCTTTGGCGTTTTGGAGTACCCATTTGATTGGGGATTGTCCGCCAGTGCCAGCGTCAGTGGTGTTTGCTTGAGCGTTGATATCAACAGTGACTTGAACAAAGTCAGCACCGCGTTCAACCGCCGCCGCAACATAAGCGCCCTTGGTTAGGGTTGCTTGAATCTGAACTGCGGTCGCACCTGCGCCGTACGCCCAGTTCAACACGATTGCTGGTTGGGTGTTGGTGAGGTAGCGAGTCAATTCAGTATCTTGTTCCATGATGAAAGTGATTTTTCCAGTCACTTCAAGTGGTCCAAGGAATACTTGATATGGGTCTTGGGTCTGTGAGACTCCATAGATTGGAGTTACAGCGCGCTTCATATCAATGTTACCCGTCATCGCTGTCGAAACAGCAGAGCCGCCGATTGAAACAGTACCCTGCCAAACAGGAGTAGGAAGCACTGACGAGAAGGAAGGTGTCGGGGTTGAAACGGTAGATGACTTGAAGCCTGTTGTCTTAGCATCGTACTCAAGCATGCCGTCAGCGTTGAACTTCAATGAGAAATCGCTGTATTGGCAACCTGGGAATGAGCGGACATTTGCGCCGTAGAAATCTGTAAGTGTGTAGGAGATTGGCTGGTCATCGCCATTTACCGCCGCTGAATACTTCAGGGAGATAGTGTGAGTGAATGGTGCTGACGCGCCTGTTGTTGNTACTGTTCCGAGTACGCCCGCAATCGCATATCCAATCGTGTCCGCAAATGCGGCTGATGAATAGTCGAGTGTTGAACGGGTGCGACCTGGAATGTAATTGTAATTTACGACTGATGAACCGCGTAGCCCTGTGTCATAGAGCGGGTCAATTACATCTACGGGTTTCAAACTGTCCTTCATCACTGGAATGAAGTCAGTCGGTGCTACAACAGTTCCCTTGGTTACTTCTTTAGCAATTCCGAGATAACTGCGTACGGATTGTTGGACTGCCATTTACTCACTCTCCTGCTTTCGTGTCTGACGCGGCAGACTTGGTTGGTGTTGGGATTGGTGCTGCTGGTTTTGCCGCGCCACCTACAGTGAAGTCAGGGTGGCTAAAACCTTCAGGCGCGTCAATAACATCGCCTGGTTTGACCGTGATACCCAGTGTAGGGAACACACGCTCATCTGTTCCGTTGTATGTCTGTTTCATGTTGCTCCTTACGCTTGTATCATTTGGGTCACGTCAAATTCTATCTCAGCAAAGATTTCCGTGGCGCCTTCATTGCTGGTCGCTGGTTCTCCGTATCGGGCGCGGATAGCGGGTTCAGCGCCCTGCCAAACAAGATTACCCGTGCTGTCCCCAAAGTTNTGGTTGGAGCGTAGGCGGGTCTTGATGTTGTCTATCAGCGTATCAAAATCNGTCATAACATCTTCTGAGTTTCGCTGAAGNGAGTGGCAGAACACTTGAAGTATGACTGTGTAATCTACCCTTTTCCAGCCGTTGGTCGCGCCGCCGATTGCTAGGCGGTTTTCATCTTCTCGAACAATAAAGATAACCACTGCTGAACGAGTTAGTTGCCCTGGCTGGCTGTTCACCTGATAGTTGATGCGTTTCGGGAATGAAGTGAAGACCTGATTCAGCCCCGTGATTGCGGGAGCAGATAGAAATGATGCGAGCGTAGACCTTACGCCTGTGCGTCCTGCCATTAGCGTATCCTGCGGTACTTGCTCACCATTTCGAGCGCCATACCTATCTCTTGACCATATCTTTGCGAGCCTGGAACATTGAAATTTGGAGTAGTCGTGATATTGAGGGTGAGGCTGTTGTCGCCGCGCATCTTGATAAACGCCGTAGCAACGAGTATAGCCGCCTGTTTGATAGCGCTTGGAAGGTTACCAATAGCAACCCCTGAAGCGTGGGTAAAAGCCAGCGCAGAGGTCAAAGGAACAGTGGTAGAGCCATAGGTGTAGTTGCTCGCTACTGTCACGCTCTCTTGATTTGCGCCGTCATTGATTCTTAGGACAGCGCCAGCCTGAATACCTGCGCCGCTAACAACAGTCAGCGAGGTAGCGCCAAGAGTCGCCTGAGCCGCAAGGGTCGTATTCGCNTATCCAGCCACATAATTGTATTTTGTGAAGACTTGAGCNCGNGCGCTCGCTGGATAACCAAACGCAAGTGGTCCAGCGGAAGAATAACTGGTGGCGATTTGGCTGAGTGGAATGATAATTTCTTGCGGTTCAAACCAAGCCACAGAGCAATCAGTCAAGGTCGCTAGATTGTTGGGGTCGGTTCCATACTCAAATGACGATAAGGAAATGACTGGATTGTAAAACGGGTGTAGGGCAATAAAGCCTTGACCCGTCAATCGTACGCGCTGGGTTTCGGTGTAATTCTGAGCAACTAGGTCTTGGTTGAGGTATTCGTTGAGGAATGATGACGCTCTGACGATTACTCGACCCAATTCAGCGTCTTGCGCATTCGCGTTTCCACCAACAACGAGATTATCAAAGTCAATCGAGGTAGGCGCATTCTTATATTCAGCGACTGTTAGATACGCTGTTTCCTCGTCAGTGATTATCGGTGATACGCCCGTTGCCATGTTTTACTCCCCGTCTGTCGGTGTCTTGCTTTCATTTTCATGACCGCAACGCCCGCATTTGCGAAACCACCCGTCAAAGCCACATTGTACGCAAGTAAAGCCGCGTTGTCTGTCGCCTTGAGAGTAGGGATTGAGTGATGCTTCAAAAAACCCTTCACGCTTCATAGCATCTGCGTGTCTTTTGCTTTCAACATTGTAGATGCCGCCCCTGTCGGGGTTGTAAGTCTTTCCGCCAATGACTGTTTCCTTCACGCCTTTGTCGGGTGCTACAAATCTTCCCATTTTTTTACCTTCCCCTATCTATTAGTAGAGGGTGCGACTTTTCAAATATGCCGCACCCTCACTAATGTTATTCAGTTATTACGCAGAGACAATTCCTGAGACTGCGCCATTCCATGCTGGAGCGGTGCAGAAGAATGTTCCACGGAAATAGGTTGAGAAGTCATAGGTAAACTGTGTGACTGGCCACTGAATACCCATGTAGTCCTGAACCAAGAAATTAGCCCAAACATCTGATACTTCAGTATCAGGGATTGGGAGTGTGAAGGAAAGAACAGGGGCAACGCCTGAGTTCAACCAAGGGTGAACCATGAGGTCTACTGCCTTACCTGTTACTTCATTCTGAAGACCAGTGACGATGGAACCATAGGTTACGCCGTCTTTTCCTGGCTCTTGAATTGTCAAGCGGTAGTTGGCGGTAGAGCCACTCTTGATTGCGTCAGAGAGTTGCTTACGGTCATTTCCGTTGAGCAAGACTAGGTCAGGGTCAGCCTTGACATTCTGGTACAAGTTAGCGAAAACAACTTGGAATTCGCCGCCTGGATTTGAGGTGGAGAAAGCAGAGTTGATTGCGTTGTTGAAACCTGAATTTGTGCCAAGGACAGTTGGAAGGATTCCGTCATAACCAGTTGCGTAAGCAGAGGTATCTGCGGTAGCACGTGAAGCCGCCGCACCAGTGGTGGTGAACGCCGCGTTGTTACCTGTTAGACCTGCTGTACCTGCGCCCTGAATTGTGAAGGTGCCTGTTCCCTTGAGGGTTCCCTGATACTTGAGGTTAGCCGCGCCTGTTGTTGTTCCAACATAGATGTTGTAACCAAGTGCGCCAGCGACTGCTGTGCTAACAGTAACAGTGAGAACATCGCCTGAAGCGACTGCTGTTGATGCTTCTGTTCCGAGAATAGACTCACCAAAGCCGTTAGCAGAAATACCTGCGTCTGTGGTGACATTTACATAGTAAGTTGTTGCGGCAAGAGCGGTCTGCCCAGCGCCAGCAACAGGAGAAGCNAGTGNGAANGTTGGAGCGGAAAGTGCGCCTGAGTATCCTGAGGCGGTTCCACGAGCCATNAGCATCATGCGCTCTTCCATGAGCATAGTCGCGTAGAGAGTGCTGGTTGAAGACAATTGACGCAAATCTTGGTATCCAAGACCTGAGAAATTGGCATCAAACGAGACGCTGTCTGATAGCGAGTATGAGTTGTATGGGAGCACTAAGTCATCAGCGGTGTAAGAAATCTTTGGTCCACGCTCGTAGTTGATTGAACCAAACGCTGTTGTTGTTGTTTCGGTGATACCTGGCCAAACCTGAGCCTGTCCACCTGTTCCTGTACCTGTGTAACCAGTGATTCGCTTTACGCGGTGGCTGGTACCGACACCTTTTTTACGAGGAATGCGGTTGCGGAGTGGTGTTGGGCGTGGTGTGAGCATCTTTGCTGGTGCTTCGAGGTCGAATGCCGCGAAAGATGTTGAGAGTGGGCTGGTGAGTGTGATGTCCTTCTGAATATCCTGAAGGGCAATACGCTGAGCAGCAAGTGCGTTTTGTAGTCCTGCGGCGGCGTCAGGTGAGAGCGACTTGTTTGCTACAAGTGCTTCCATAGCCGATAGCGGGTCAGCGGCAGGTGCTTGACCAGGAACAGATGAAGCATTGCTAAGCGCCTTGTTGAGTTCGCTTGAGTATGCGTCCATGCGTTCTGCGGCTTCTACGGGAGAAGCGCCGTCAAACAGGTCAGCCGCCTTAGGAGCATTGAGCGCCATTTGGGGTTTTCCTTTCGGTCTGAGTTGGGTGTTACTTGTTTAGGAGTGTTTGCGCTTCAGCGTAATACTTATCTGCTAATGCGCGGTAGCCCTTAGCAAGCAACGGGTCGGTAGTTGCGTTTGCTTTCGCTTTGTATGTGGCGGCTTTGGAGATTAGTTCATTTGAACTGTCTGCTGTCTTAGCAGTTCTCTTTGGACCACCAGCCACTGCGAGAGATTTGGCGTGTGCCAACTCAGACTCAAGGCTCATTGTTTTCGCCTCTGCCGCCTCTTTTGCGGACACGAGTGAAGCAATCTCTGACTTGAGTGCTTGCGTTGCTTTTTCCACCACTTCTTCTACTATGGCTTCAACATCTGCTGGCTTATCATCGTCAGCAGAAACTTCATTTTGTTCTTCTGTCTTGGTTTCTTCTGTTGCTTCTTCAGCAACAGTCTCATCTGCTTCAGCGCTCTTTGGTGTTTCACTAGGAGAAACAATCACTGCTGTTGAAACATTTGTTCCGTCTGGAAGTTTATCCAAGCCATGTGTTTGGTTAGGCTGATTACAGCCGCACTCTAAACACTTTTCAACTGACGCTGACTTTTCTTCCTCTTCATCATCGCCGTCAATCTCAATTTCAATTCCCTTGGCGTAAGATTTGTGACCTGAGCAGAGTTTGCTCTCGCAACCGCCCTCTTTCTTACACATCTTACATCCTGGGCAGTCGCAACCTTCAGTTGCTTTTCCGTACTTGCCGTACTTCTCTTTGTATGACTTCATTTCGTCATCACTCTTAGCCGCCATTTCAACTACTTCTTCAATCATTACTTCTCCCTCTGCTTGTTCTCCCGCGTACCAAGCAAAAAGATGATGGACTGCTTCGAGTAGATGATGTAGNGANGCTTCTTCATTGTGTCCTTCATCGCCCATTGCTTTCGCTTCAATCGCAATCAGTTCAGCCAGCGCCTTGCGTGCGGTGTCGTAGGTCTTTTGGTCAAACTTCACTAAGTCAGCGCCAGCATAGTTCTTGGCTAGGTCAAGAATGTCCGATACGAGTTCCATGGTGTCGCCTTTCAGTGATGTTTCGTCAGATTGTAATGCTTTTTCCTTGCTCTCTGTCTTGTATTTACCGCCCCGCTTCTTGTATTCGCGGACAACCCAAGCGTTGGCTACGGCGCTAGGGTAAACATCAAATTTCTCTTTGGCTTCAGCCTTGACGCGGTTGTACAACTCTTTGTCGGCTGGTTCTCCCTTGCGAGGGGTGATGACCTGCGAGTAGTCGGTTTCTTCCTCTTTCTTTTCAATCAAATCTTCCGACTGAATGAGGCTGTCCTCNCCTGCGGCGCTCTTGGCGAGCACTAATTGGCAGTTGGGGTTGGCTGGGCGGTCTACTAGGGAGACTTCAACAATCTGTCCGTCAATAATGCGCCCGTTGGCGGCTTTGCTATCGCGGGTCAATCGAGGGTTCTTGATACCGATTGAGAAGCCCTTGAGTACGCCGTTTTCTACCTTCTTGACTGAAACAGGGTCTACAACAAGAGCGCGAATGTAATGCTCCGAGCCTTTTGCCTCGTACTCTTTAGCAACGCCAGCCGCGATATTGGAGTGTTGTTCGCGGATGTTTCCGCCTGACTTGAACCAAGCAGGCATAGCGCGGTCTAACCAATCTGCGTCGCAAATCTGTTGGTCAATATCAACTGAATCGTCAGTTGCCTTGCCGTAGACCATGAGAGTGCCGTCTGCGTTTCGGTCAGCCTTCTCAATTCCAAAGAATGCTGTAGTCAAGTCGGTCATTGTTGATTTCTCCTTGCTTTCCTGTTGTCTGATAATTCCTCGCGCCCAAGACCAGCCAGCGTCACCGCCCCATAGTAACCAAGCAATGTAACCAGCAGAGTCTTTTCCCCAACCTTCGCCTTTTTTGTCTACTTCGTGACGAGCGAAAAATGAATTCATGCGTTTGATAGTGGAAAGAGAAAGTGCCGCCCCGTTCATCAGGTCACGCGCTCTAGCAACCCCTACCGCAGTGCCGCCGCGTCCGTACTTCTCTCTCAATTCCAAGCCGCGTTTTGCGTTGGCGCGGACAGAAGCAGGCGCTACAAAGCCGTCAGCCATTAGTTGTTGCCCGTAGTCATGATTGAAACAAGAATGTCGGTTGTGCTAACTGCGTAAAGTTCTTCGCCGCCGTAAATTTCAAATACGTACCCTGTGTCCTTAGGTACTTTGTATCCCAAGTCAGCGCCCGTGTTGGGAGTGACCGTGCTATCTCCGACATACATGTTCGCTGAAGCGTCATTGTTGAAAACATAAACCATTACCTTGTTCACGCCGTCCTCAGCAATAGCAATTCGGATAGGAGTGGTGCTGACG